ATGGCAGTAAATAAAGATTCTTATAAAGAAAAGCTTCTTTCCCGTCTAGCTGAATTTGGGCTACAGGAGCAGGATTTAGATAACTCAACAAAATCTTTTGATGAATATTTGTTGGATCAATTGGATAAAAAAGAGGAAGTTATTTTGAGACTTTTAAGCTTTATAGAAAGTGATTCCTTAACAGAAGAAGCTAACGAGGAATTAAAAGCTATTAATAAAGAGTATACCAATAAAAGAATAGCGTAAAAAAAATAAGGGGAATTTATTTTTTCCCCCTAAGTCGTTCTAATAATTCTTTAATCACACCGTCCTTAATCAAAAGCTTTACAAACAAATTATACTCTCTTTCCTCCTCGAATTTTTGTTTATGTTTCTCAATGTAAGCAACAATTTGTTTTTTAGGTAAATTATTTAATATCGCTTCTACTTCTTCTGAAATAAAACCAGAATCATTTTTTCCAGAATTTTTAACAACGGATTTGTTATCCGTGTGCGTATTTTCGTCTTTGTGCGTGTTCTTTGCGTGCGAAATATACATCTCCTGTAATGATTTCATTATTGGATGAGGTACTTTTCTATTGTCATACTCATAGTTTTGTACACTTCTTAGACTAATTTCAAAAATACCCGCTACCTCTTTTTGGGTTAAACCTATTCCGGTACGTAATTCTTTGAAACTTAAATTATTCATATACAATCTTTTGTGCGTGTTTCTGTGCGTGTTTTTGAATATGTGCGTCGCATTATTTTGATAATACGCAAATTTGTGCGTATATTTGTACCACAATAATGGTACAAGTATATGAAAAAATACGCAAATTCTTTCACTTCCGACGAGATAAAACGCCTAAAAAGTTTCGTAAAAATCAAAACAGTCGCAAAAGAGCATGATATAAGTCCTACTGCAAATTACGCAAACAGAATTTTGCGTACAGGTGTGCGTAAAAAAGATTCCAAAGGCGGAATGTTTTTGGCTGACCTAAGAAAACGATTAGATAATTATAACCGATAGTTTATTATGCCACATCTCTGGAAAAATAAGATATGGGTTGCGACAAAGGAAGAACTTGTGCCAGCTTGTTATAGAACATACAGTAATTTATCTAATGAGCTATGGAGATATAAGGACAAGAATTACGGAATAAAGCGAGTACAATCAGGAGGCAACGGACGCCAACTTCTTGTTGATTTTGATTCTTTATCTAAGAAACATCAGGAAATATTAGGTGATCCGAGAAAAATTGGTCATCTCCTCGAGCAGTATTACAAAGTCTCTAAATCCACGATCGATTTTTATTATGATTTCCAATATGATGACGGACGATACCTCTTACCTGAAACAAAAGATAAATATGTTATTAATGCATCTGTTCTTTATGCGCTTTTAGAGCTAAAAAAAGACCGTACTGCCGAAAGATTGTCTAAAGGTGCATCCATTAGAGGTATTGATAAATCTTTACTATTAGAAGCTAAGAGCTACAACGAACTACTCCAAAAACAGCAGAAACCTACTCATAACCTTCCTTTATCTCAACGTTTTTACAAAACGCTGCGAGATTTCGAAGAATTTGGATTGATATCACTTGTAAAAGACGCAAAAGGCTCACGAAAGAGCAACGCTTTAAAAATGACACCGGAAACAATATCATTGCTAAATGCCATGTTTGCGAAACAAAAGAGTAAGCCTACACCGACAAAAGTTGCGAAACAATACGAAGCTTTTCTTTCTGGTTACGTAAAGATTGTAAATACCGATACAGGTTTAATTTTTGACCCAAAAGAATTCAAAGCATTATCGCTTTCTGCTATTACATCTTATTTGTCGTCATGGGATTCTCAAATAGGAACACATGCTATTCGAAATGGCAACAGGCAAAAACTTAACCAAAAACTAATCCCTTATCATTCCCTCCAACAGGCGAAATATGCCAATTCGTTACTTTCAATCGACGATCGGCAACCACCTTTTGAGTATCAAAAGGGGAAAAGAATGTGGTTTTACAACGCAATAGACACAGGTAGCGAAGCTTTTACTTGTTGGGTGTGGGGAAAGAGCAAAGAAGGAATTATAATTGATTTCTACCGTCAATTAGTTCGTAATTATCATGAATGGAATATTCCTTTGCCTGATGGGTTAGAATGCGAATCGTCTTTAAACGCATCTTTTAAAGACACTTTCTTAAAAGATGGGGCTATGTTCCAAAATGTCAGAATTGAAGCAAATAACGCAAGAGGAAAGCGAATTGAAGCTTATTTTAAGCCATTACGATACGAATTAGAAAAAGAACGAGAAGGATGGCTTGCTCGCCCGTTTGCTCAGTCTGAACCAAATCAGATCAGCAACGAGAAAAAACAAATAATTCCTTATGATCGACTAGTAGAGGAGTGTTTAATCGATATTGTTACATGGAATAATATGGAACACTCAAAAATAAAAGGAAAAACAAGGTGGGAAGTGTTTTTGGAAACGCAAAATCCAAACGTTTCTGCAACGAATTACAAAGAAATTCTTCCCTACTTGGGGTATTCTTCAAAAACCTCATGTAATGCCGGAATAGTTAAGCTACAACGTACTGAATGGCTATTGGGAGATAAAGGACGAATTTGTACGGGTGATTCTCTTATTAGATTAATGAAAGAAATAGAGGCAAAAAACTTTGATGTCTACTATTTAGATGATAATTCAGGGAATATATTCAAAGCCTTTGTATATGTAAAAGGGCGTTATATCTGCGAAATATTGCCAAAACCATCATATCCAAGAGCAATTATAGAGCGTAGTCCGTCAGATGAATTGGCACGTGATTTAATGTCTAAATATGTAGCTACTGTTCAGGGATATATGCGCAGTCAGAAGAATTCAATCGATAACATTGTAGTTATCGACAACACTCCAAAAACACTTAATAACAAGTTTCAAATTGCTTCGATTGGAAAGTATGTTCCAAAGCAAGAACCCGCCAAAGAAGTGCCTATATATGACGAAGAGCTACCACTACCAAGAAGAGGTAATAACAACAATAACTGGAATTCAAATATGATAGTATGAAAGAAATTGATCTCATAAACAGAATAAAAGATTTACATCATGATTTTTTAGCTCTTCCCTTGTCTTCAAAACAAGATGTTAAAATATGGGATAATTCAATACAGCAATTATCTCGAGTATTATCGAACAGAATTCACCAAAAAAACAGCTAGTTATGGAATTAAAAACCACTTTTAAAGAACAGGTAATATCAGAAATTATTACTCGTCGAGAAAATTTTTCCGGTTCAGACAGTAAATATGCGAAATCGTTGGATTTAAGTCCATCTGTATATAGTCGGTTAAAAAATGGTGAGTCGCACCAACTAATATCTGATTCGCTAATACTTCAAATAGCAAGAAAGCTAAATATTCAAACTTCTTCGAATACATGGAAGCTTGTAAAAACATCTGTCTACCAACAATTAGAGTCTAATTTAAATTTTTGCAAACAACATACGGAGTCGATGATCTTGATTGATGATTGTGGAATAGGAAAAAGTGCCTGTTCGCGTCACATTGTACAAGGAATGCACGATTCTTTTTATATAGACTGCTCGCAAGCAAAGACAAAGCAGCGCTTTGTCAGATATATAGCAAAGGTGGTAGGGATAAACGATACAGGTAGGTATCATGATGTGAAAGAAAATCTGAAATACTACATAAACGCAGTGCTGGTTAATCCGCTTTTTGTATTGGATGATGTAGGATACCTCGACTATTCAGCATTTTTAGAAATACCCGAATTGTGGAACTCCACAGAAGATAGATGTAGTTGGTACATGATAGGTGATGAGTCGTTAAAAAAGACGTTTGAACGTTCGATTGAAAATCAAAAGAAAGGCTTTAGAGCGATCAAAAGCCGTTTCCTAGACGAATACATAAGCTTTACTCCAAAAGGAGAAGACAAACGCTCTTTTCTGAGCGAATTGTACCAAGATGTAGCCTATGCCAATGTCAAAGATAAATCAAAGGTCAACAAGATTGTAAAAATGACATTAGCCGAGGATTCTCGCCTCCGCTATTTAAAAAAAATTGTTAAAATTAACAACAACATATAATGACGAAAAAGAAAATACGCAGATCACTATCGGCAAGAACTATTCTTTCTCAACAGTTCAACTGTTTCAATTTCTCAGGTATTTGGAAAGATGTTCTGGGTGCTCCCGAAACTTCCGGAATCTGGATAGTATACGGACGCGAAAAACATGGAAAAACAACATTTAACTTGTTAATGTCTGAGTATATTAGTTCGTTTGGCAGAACATTATATGTTTCTGCAGAGGAAGGAATACGAAAAACTTTCTCTGACGCCCTGCAGCGTGCTAAAATAGATTTAGACAACAAAAATCTCCAATTCGTTCCATACATCTCACTCGCAGAATTAGACATAAAAATCTCCTCCCGCCAAGCTCCGAAATACATATTTATAGATAACATAACTGTGTATCTAGACGAACTTAAAAGCGGGGGATTGCGAAAATTTTGCAAGAAACATTCCAACAAGCTAATTGTTTTTATTGCTCACGAGGAAGCAAACGAACCTTATTCAGCGACCGCCAAACTCGCCAAAAAACTGGCAGATATAATATGCAGAGTACAAGGACTCACATGTTTTGTTTCGGGTAGGTGCCCCGGCGGTAAATTAATAATCAACGAAGAAAAAGCAGCACTTTATCATGGGTCAGAAATTCTTAAATGACAAGATATTAAACCGTCTCGGTTTTACACAATCAGAATATCAGGAATTGATATGGGATTGTTTTTTTAAATACTGTTTAGAATACAGTTATACCGAAAATCATCTCCAACTTTTACTAACAAGTAGTAGACTATTTGAATGGTATAAACGGGAGATAAACTTAAAAGAGAGGGAGTTTGTAGAGACACAACAAATGTTCCCTACCCCAACTCTTAAAATGTTTTTACTTCATAAAATCAACTCTATCCAAAACACATATCCAAAACACATATTAAATGAGATCAGAAAAAGAACGAATCGAACAACTCTCCTCCCAATTAGAATCTATCAACAAAATATTATTTGGAGCTAATCTAGCCGATAACTCAATGCTTCTAAAAGACAAGAGTAGAATCGAGAATGAGTTAAAATCACTCAAATCAGATGTGAACTTTGCTCTGTCGCCATCATCATTGCGAATCGACGAGCTAAGAGATGCTATTGCATATAGCAGAGAGCAGCGCCAATTTTTATCCTATGCCCAGGGCATTTTATGTCATCAAGAGATAGCAGCTCAGATGAAGGTACAAGAAGGAGTTCATGATTATCCTGTTTATGTTATTCCTAACGATATAAATATTAAGGTGAAAAAGATAAAAATGATAATTAAGGAAACTCAATGGAAACGCAAAAAAACCGATTTTAATGAGCTGTTGCAAAACACAAAACAGAGAGAGTCAAATGTTAAGCAAGCTGAGAGCGCAAAACATTAGGTACTGTACCGACCACAAGGTAATTTATTTGGCATATCAAATAAAGCCATCCAATCCTATTAAAGTCTTAAAAAAAGAATTTCACTACTCAATACAATACACTATAGAATGATTTTTTGCAAAGTATTCAGTAAGGAACAAGTGTTATTCCGTTTGTCATATCCTGACGACACACCTGTTTTAATTATAACCTCAATAATCGATGATATTGAAGTTACTGCTAATGTCGAGGGAGAAACAAGTTCAGACGCCTTCAATAGTGCTACTATAGCAACCGCAGAACACTTCCTGCGAAAATTTAAAAAAACAATATCATGAAAAAAGTAGAAGATATAAAAGTAAATGAGCCGGAGTTTGTAAGCGCCTCTAATTTATCTATAGATGAACTCCAACACCTTCTCACCAAGCGCAAAAAAGAAGCAGCTCGAGAGAGAAAAAAACAACGGGAGATATACGAAGCAAAGCGAGAAGAAACAGTTATGTCTCTTTCAGAAGAAGCAATAGAGATAAGTGTCAAATTGCAAAAATTCAAAGAAAAGGTACGTTCGGCTATGGAAAATCAAGCCTTAGAAATTAGCAAATATGGTGCAATGCGTTCTAATTCAAAAGGAGGGTTTAGTATCAAAAATAACGCAGCAACTTTTCGCATACGCCGTCACCGGGAGACATCTCCCACGTGGGACGAACGCTCCTCAAAAGCTACAGATTTATTAAAGGAATTTCTGCAAGACACTGTGAAAATTCGGAATATTCAAGACTTTAAAGTCATTATGGTCTTTCTCGAGAAAAACAAAGATGGCGATTTAGAGTATCAAAAAGTCATGCATTTATTATCGCTAGAAGATAATTATACAGACCCTCGATGGAAAGAGGGCCTTCGACTCTTAAAAGAATCTTACAACCTAGAATTAAAAGGCTTTGGCTTTTCTTTTGAAACTAAAAATACCTCCTCTGATAATAACTGGGAAACTATTCCTTTAAATTTTTCTGCAATATGAAAACGCTTATAAATATAATTAACAAAACATCTTTAATAGCTATTATAATGCTTTTATATCTATTAATATGGAGTCAGATAGATTTTGTTTTATTATCGAAAATCATTCTGTCAACTGTCATAATATTTGGTGTTTCAGCAATTATTAAACACGATTATTATAAAGAAACCTCCCTTTAAACAACCCGGGAGACTTTCGAGTCTCCCTTCTTAAAAAAACGCAACTAGTATGGAATATGGAGCATTCGATAAAAACAACTCTCAACACAAGTATATCTTGTCTCTCTGCAGACAATTAGGATGGGTTACTGATCATCCTAAATACAAGTTAGTTCCTGATACCAAACGGCTTGGGGAGTTTATAAAGAAAAATTCCAAAGCCAAAAAACCACTGCTTGCTCAATCCCCCTCAGAAGTATCTACAACCATACATCAATTAGAGCAAGTACTTTCAAAATGAAAAACAAAAAGCAACCTCCTTTGTGTAAGCATAAACAACTAGCGATTAAAGTGGTTGGAGGTTCTTGCACCGTAGAAGAGATAGTTGTCTATTGTTTGAAATGCGGACAAGAATTCGAAAAGAAAACAGAAGCATGACAAGTAAGCAAAAGCACAGAGAAAATATTCGTTTGATGGCGCTATATGATTCATTTTTAATGAATACGCCTTTGTCTTTTGAAGACAGGATAAAGATTAACGAAGAAATAGCAAGGCTTTCAATGCAAAACAGACTTTTTGAACAATTAACAGTTTCAGAATACAATAAAGAATACTCAGACTTCACCATTAAAATAAACAGTCAATGGATTTAGTAAAATTAAAAATAACATTATCTCAATTAGAAGTACTTAATCAGGTCTTCTCCCATTTAAATTACCACATTCAGGACGCAAAGGTACTACGAAGTATATTACTCCCTGTTGCTATCAAATTAGCGACCAAAGCAGTAAATGCAAAACCTTCAAAAAAAACCTTCAAAATATCCATTAAATATCATGAAGCATATTATATGCACAGATTCCTCTCAATATATTTTGATGCCACTTCGCTGGGTGAATATCAAAAAAATGCAGTTCGAAGTATTTACAATCAATTAGATCAAATTCTAGCGTAAATGGAAGTAACAACAACCTATACTGTTAAAAGTAAAAATTACCCGACTATTTGGGAGTTTAAATATGATTTAAACGGTGTTTTAACCTCCTTTAAAATAGATGGCTCACTGAATCAAACACAAATAGACTGGCTATTTTCTTCAAAATTTCCGTACAAAGAAGAAGTGATAAAAAAATGGAAGAGCATTAAAAATTTTGAAATTATTATCGGAGCTCCAGATTTAAGCTTTCAAACATTTTGGAATGTATATGGCTATAAAATTAAGAAAGTAGTTTCGGAAAGAGCATGGAAGAAACTCTCGAAAGCAGACAGACTAAATGCTTTAAAAGGCGTCAAAAAATACAACAATTTTCTCTATAGAAAACCCGGGCGAGAAAAGGCAAATGCGGCAACATATTTAAATCAAAAATATTGGGAAGATGAATATTCCAGCAACTAAACAAAAGCAAAAAAAATGAACTTAAAACCAGAATTCACACCGTTCGAAAAACTAATATTAACAGCTTGTCTTATATGTATGGCTACAGCTATATATGGACTGCTTGATTTACTTAGTGTATTAAAATCAGGATGCTAAAAAAACGCCGAAAAGCCATTTTGAGCGCGATAAAAAACACTGCAGCTTATCGTAATGGCAGTATTGATTATGTTATCAAAGACGATGTTATAAACATCTACAACAGATTAAACAATAAGGAATACATTGCTGTATCTGTAATTTATGCTTTGGATTCCTTTACAGTAAAAATTAAGGCTTGGAAATCAATCCCATATCTAGAAGTAAAATAAAAGAACATGGTTACAATTAATTCATATTTTTCAGGTGCAGGATTATTTGATTTAGGGTTTTTGCTCGCCGGAATCGAAATAAAACAATCTTTTGAGATCGATAAGTATTGTTGTAAGGTACAGCGTGACAACCTTAATCACGATGTAATTGAATCAGATATTGCGAAGAAGCTTGTGTTTGATGAATCAGATTCAGACGTAAAGGTATTCACCTACCCATGTACTAAATACAGTACAATTGCGGATATTCATGGAACAAGAACAGGAGACGAACTATTCTTACATGCCTTCCGGCATATAGCTATCTCAGACCCGGAAGTATTTGTGGTAGAGAACGTACCCGGAATGCGAGCATTTCCAGTGGTAATGGAAGCGATGACAAAGCTTCCTAATTATTACGTGACTACTTTTTGTCCTATTAAGACATCAACATGGCTTCCTCAAAGAAGAGACAGACTTATTATTTTTGGAAGCAAAAAGCCGTTTAATTGGCGCCCTCCAAAAAACGCAACACCTGTAAAGCTTAAAGATATTTTGGAGATAAACCCTAGGGTAACATTACCAAAAGCTATCAAACAAAGAATGAACGGGAAATATCGAGACTTACCAATTATTTCAGACCCGAACAGAAACGACATTGCTCCAACATGCGTGGCGCACTATGCAAAAGATAAGTCGACCAGGCTAGTAAAAGATAAACGATTTCCGTTAGGGGTTAGACCCTATTCAGTTAGAGAATACGCAAGGCTACAAGGAGTGCCTGATTGGTACGAATTTAATTGTTCAGATACCTATGCATACAGAATGATTGGTAACGGAGTTTCCGTACCTGTAGGTATATGGGCAGCAGAAGAAATCAAAAGGTATTTTAAATAAAAGAATTACCAATATAAATTCTTAAGTAGAAATAAAATAACAAATTTAAAATCGAGAAAATGCAAAGAAAAAAACAATCGCTGTTTAAATTGTGTATTAATATGATTCGTAGAGTTTTCAAGAAGAAGACTCCTTTAAAATTTAAATTACACTGTTTTGAATGTGAAATTGAAACGTCAGTACTACAGGATATAAAAAAGAATTGGTATTGTTCAGATTGCGGACTTAAACATTAATAGCATGGAAAGTAAAAGACCATAAATAAGGGTTTAAATATGAAAGCATTACAATTATACAAAACAGCTACAAAAGTCAAAAACAGAAGGAGTAAAAAAGTAGCTATCAAGCAGTACAGAGCAATTAAAAAAGCTCTTCGCAAAACCGCAAAAAGTGGGAAGTACAGGATAAAATTTCAAATTTACATTTGGGATGGGGCAGGAATGGAGCGGTTAATTGCTGTACGTTTTTTCAGAAAAAGACATAAAGGTTTTAAGGTATCAATTAAGCCGATAAAACATTGTAAAAACGATGTTTTTTACAAATGCAATAAAGTGAGAATCACAATATCCTTTAAGAAATAAAATTAGTAGAACCAAGATAATTAAAGCAATGAAAAGAGTAAAAAGAATATCAGTAGAAGTAAGGTACATGGTAGATATTTACGATGTGGATATACCTGAAGTGGTATATAGTCAGATAGTTCAAGCAAACAAGAACAATGATATAATTTTCTTCTCTGATGGCATTGAATGCTCAGAGTGGCTATATAAAAAGACAGGTGAGTCAGATTTTTTTGATTGGGGGTGTGAAATATGTGATATAGATGAAGACGTATGAAAAACAGAAAGCTTTAAGAGCTTTTGGCTCTATTCCTTTAAATAGAATTCCAAATAATAAAAAGTCTAAATAAACGATGAATGAATTAACCACATTACGCAATGATATAGCGGCTTTGATATATGCAAAACCTTGTGATTTTGATGATTTATGTGCTAGAGAAATGCTTGCAAATAAATCTCAATATGGTATTCAATTATTAGTACGAAGATTATACAATTTGGATGCCTTGTATTACAAAGGTGAGAAAATGTATATTAAAAAGAAATGGGCTAAGGAAAACTTAAAAGATTACGATTTGGATTTTAGATCGGAGAGAGAAAAATATATTGATGGACTTTCTGATTTTGAAAAATACGTACTAGGAATTAAAAATTGAAAGTCTAAAAAACAATGAAAAAACCGCCAAAAAATTGCTTTTTGGCGGTTTTTTTTGTTTTACGCTACGTTTTTATACATTTGTGGTATGCCAAGAAACTCACACCTCATAATCCTACGTAATCAGAACATTAGAAAGCGTTTTCATGAGATTTCGCAGAAACACCCTAACTGGCGCTACAACGCTATCTTAAATGAAGTTTCTGTTCAGTTCTACTTATCTGTACGAACAATTGCAGCTATCATAAATGAGGAAAAGCCTTACAGCAAACAAGCTGATCAAAAAAGACTGCAAAGTCAACAATCGCTTTTTTGATTTATAATTTATCAGTAATGTTATATAGCTGATATTTTTCGTCTTCCTCCTTAATTGTTAAGTATACATTTTTGTTTTTAATTTGCAGATGTAAAAAATGGTATTTACTTCCTTTCTTCTCTTTTGTTTTAATGTACAATGCATTTTTAATTACATTTTTTAGGTCATAAAAAACAGCGTTTAATTGGTAGCTGTTTTCTGTTTTTTGTTGGAGTATTCGATCCACCGCCTCTGGTAATATTTTTACTTTCCCCAATTGAGAATTAAATGATTTGTCAAGCAGCTGTTGTTTTACAATGTATTGTTTTATTTGCTGAGTCTGAATATTCATAATTGCTTTGTGCGCCATATCGGCAATATTCTTGTAATTTTTGATTTTAAAATATGGGTGGCTTTTATCGAACACAACTCCTGTTTTTCCGGTATTTTGATTAAACATAGGCGGTAGTTCCGGCATGTTTTCAACGTTATATCCTTTTGTGTCAACTGCTTTATCTGTTCTAAAGACATTACATCTACACCCGTGATCATTTGGTATGTAATGTGTATTCCAGAATACATGGTCAACAGGCAAAATTATTCCGTGCCATTTTTTATGCAGCTCCCTTGTTCTTCCGTCATTTACTGCTACGTAGATTAAGTTTGGGTATATGTGTTTTGTACGCTGTATATCTTGCCATCTTCGTGCTGCTTTTGCACTTGTTTTAGCTAAATGATACTCTGTTTTTAGCCAAACCGAATTATACCGCGTGTTAAGTGCAAGCGCTGCATTTTTAAAATCTTCCCAACTTCGGGCTTCTCCATTATCATCGATCAGTAGTTTTACTGTCTCTTCGATTTGGTGATGATTTTTAAACGCTGCGAATACTCCAACATTATACTTTAAATGTGAGATCATTTCCCAATCAGGAGAAATGTAACCAACTTCGCTTAAGGTTTTTCCATAGCCTTCTGTTACTGCTTTTTGTAACACTTTTATTGTGTTTTTAAGCAGTTTTTTTCTGTTAATTTTTTTACCCTTATAAATGTCCGATATCATTCTATTAATTATCGTGATATCTATTATAGCCTGATTTTTATCGGCACTTAAAGTGTGTTTTTCGCAACAATGCGATCTATACAACAAATCAAGTGCCGTTAATTCTTTTTTTCGCTCTGCGGTGTTTTTATTTTTTTTGGCTTTTCTTCTAGTTCTGCCCCATAGGTGATTTCTAGATATTGTTTTGTTAATCTAAAACCGGATGATTTCATAAGGATCTGATCGGTTTTTATCCTCTCTAAAGGATCTGTAGAAGTTTCAGTTCCGATTCTCTCTTCTTCTGATAGATGTCCTAATCTTCTCAATACAGGCACTAAATGATCATTCAGCCAGAACAGGCAGTTTTTCAAATCGGCTTTGGTTATTTCTTCTTCTGTTCTTTCATGCACTTCGGCTTGACTCTTGGAAGAGCCATCTTTAACTGTCATGGTTTGCCCATTAATCAAAATAGAAACCTGACTGTCGACTGCTTCTATTTTTTTAAAGAATACCTGAAACGCGTCCTGATTTTTGTTTTCTTTTATTTCTATTTCTGCAGTAGTAGGAAACACGGCATGTGATGCCTTTCCCATCTGTTCCAACCATTGTGCAACTTCTTGTTTTACCTTATCGTTTGTTGATGAAATTTTGGCAATACGTATTGGAATACCAAAAATTTGTTCGAACTCGTCCCAACTCGCCCAGGAATGTCTTTTTAAAATCGTCAGCGGAACCGCTTTTTCGAGAAGTCCATGCCCTTGGTGTAATTTTGCAAACAACAGATCGTCAGGAAAGGCGGTAAAATCCAGTCCTTTGTCGTCTGTAATGTTTTTTACAACCATCCCCGTATCAGGAATCACATTCGCCCTTTCAATGTTTCTTACCGCTTTTATTTCGTTTCCTTCTTTCAAAATTTGCATCAGCGAGTATTCGAAAAAAATGCTTTCCATCAGATACCTCAAAAGGTCGCTGAACCATTTTTTTTCGATAATCTTATTTTTGTCAGAAATGGTAACGCCTTTATTGTTGGTAATCACAAACCGACGGTTTTGAATTCTGAGAATACGATTTTCTATCACCGCTGTTAAGTGGCTATCCATCATTGCATCTTTGTATACTTCTTGCTGCAGATATGTTTTTGGATTAGCGCTTTGGCGCATCATTCTTGCGCGTTGGTGGTGGTTAATTTCCCTGCGATATACTGATTGTTTAACCTTGGCTAAATCAAGTGTTATTTCTTGTGCTTTTTTTGCCAATTCTAAAGTGTTTCCCGGCATTGCCTTATTGTTAATTGTAATATTTTCCATTGTTTATTTTAGAATTTTATCCAACCCTTTTTTTACTTTCCGGTTAATCTTAGCGGTTTTGCTTTTCGCTGCTCCGATGTGCTTCCTTTTATGCATATTTCCTTTTCCTTCGTTATGTATTTCTGCGTAAGCTTTATCACTTGTGAAAGTTGCTTTGTTGCCACTTTTGCTGGATTTGTATGAATATCTCAGCTTGTCTCCTCCTGTGCCATGCCCGGTAAGAATTGCTCGTCCTTCGTTCTTTCTTCCATAGGCTGTTTTATTTCCTCTTTTTCCTCTTCGATTCGTTCTGTATCTTGTGATATCCCTTCCTTTTTTGTCTTCGGTTTTTCGTTTTTTCCATTTTTCTACACCCCCGTCTGTAAAACCTTCATTTTGGAAATTTTCCTGAATGTGATTTTCTTCTTCGACAATCACTATTTCGATTCCTTCCCGAGCAAGAAACTCTGCGACTCTTTTTGCTTTATGCTTTATCGCTTCTGCTAGTTCTTTCATTCTGTTTTGTATTTAGGCATACCGCCTAATTTTATAAATCCATCTCCCGAGGTTTCTGGCTCTGCTTCTTTTTCAGGTAGATTTATATCAAGTTTCCCGGTAGCGATGTCGAATAACCAAGTCCGCGTTTCATCGTAATCGATGCGTGTATCGTCATCAATTTGAATATCTTTTCGTTTGTATAATTCGTACTTGACTATTCGCTTTAAGTGCTTTTTGATGGTTGGATTTCTCTCCGTTCCTCTTTTATCAAAAATATTATGATGCGCATATTTTTTTAAATACCCCATCATATCATCGATACTTTCTTCAATTACTTCTGTGACTATCTCATCATTATCGTTAATAAGATTATTTATCACTTGTACGACTGATATCGTTTTTAAATCGTCTTTCTCAATAAACATAATTGTATTTGTTATCTATGGCGGTACGTACTACTGCCTGAAATGTTAATTTATATGCCGGGCGTCGATATTGATCGCTCAAATCTTTGTCGTGAATCAAGGTAAAACCATCGGGAAAAGTGTCCTCTTGCACCCATTGAAGTGTATTTGCTGTTTGTTCTACAATATTGAGAATATCATCCTCTTTAGCTTCATCAGCTGCACCAACAAAAGAATCGGTGCCTTGATGAAAAAACAGATATACGGATACACTTACTTCCCCCTCTTGAAGCTGCACTGTTCGATCAGTGTAATCAATATCACTAATATGAATATATGCTGCAGGAAAAGATGGCGGATAACTTTTTCTATCGCCATTTAATTGCCCTTTCCAAAGATCAATCCATTTGTAAATCGTTATTTCCTTTAATTCCTTTTTAAAGGTGTTTTTCACCAGTCTGCGTATTTTCATAATAGTTAAAACCCTCCTCTGGTTCGTATTCTAATTATTGGTTTTCTCTTGCTTGTATCAGAAGAAATCTCAGCCCCAAAAAGGAGTCTCCCTTTTCTTACTGCGCATTCAAGAGCGTCTAGTAAATCGTCTGGGGACGAACATTTTTTCTCAAAAGCGAGGATATGAATAATTCCCTGTTCCATGTCTTCGCTATCTCTTAATCGCTCATCAAAGGTTAACAGGCGGTTAAAAAACATGGTTTTTAGCGTCGCTACGATACGCTCGTGTTTGTCGCCGGTTGCATGATCGGGCAAAGGAATTCCACTTCCTCCATTTCGCTCACAGGCAATAAGCCAGTTAGGGTCATGCACCGCTTTCTGTGATGCTGTGGCATCGTAATAGCTGTTAATTGCCATACCACGCGCATTGTATTTCCCTTGCCATTGAAAATGTTTATCCATTGCAACCGACGATTCACACTGACGGTAGAATAATTCAAGTACGTGTGCTTTTCCATTTTCAAAACCTAAAACAACCCCTGCTTTGTAATCTCCTCCCTCTGTAAAGGATAAATCCCAAAATTCGACCAGACAATCCCAGTGTTTATTGCCGTGTACTTTTTTAAATCGGATTTCTTTTTCTTTAAACTGTTTCCCTTCTTCGATAGGAGTGTTAAAGTCTTCCCGCTGACTAGTATAGTAGTCTGAGTCTTCAACTATTTCCATACATTCTTCAGAGGTGTATCGTTGTTGCCATGAGGGATTGAAATCAGCATCGCATAAATTGATTGTTTCTATTTCAAAGTTTTTCGAATCCTTGTTTTTCTTTGCCCATCCATCGACAATACCATCTTTAACAATATAGTTATTAGGCATAATCTGACGAAATCTGTCCTTGTGTCCTGCCTTACCTAAATCGCCTGTGATTTTCTCAACTTTTTTAGCTGTAAGTTCTTTGTTTTTTGCAGCTTCTCTGTCTTCTAGGTCATCCATAGAAGCAAAGTCGGGGCGGTCGGCTCCTTTTCGTAACCCACGAAACGGCTGATTTAACCCCAATGCCATGAAGAACTTGTTATCGTTGGTTTCGAATGCTCCATCTGCCCAGCTACCATATTGCATTTGCATTCCAAAATCTTTAATATACCGTTCGTTGTGACCTAAATGCGCTTGCACATCGGCAAGTAATAATTTTGATTGTTTTTCAGCTCTTCCGATAATCAATCCAAAATTTAACTCATTGTTTTCTTTTAAATGAGTTACATTCCCAACATTCGTGTGGATGGATTTCGCAGCACCTCTAAACCAGCGCCTTTGTAGTTTTATTTTACGGTTGCGAAATACTTTTAAATAACTGCTCAAATGAAAATCTGCACAAGGTGCGTCTGCCAAAGGTATAGGAGTATTCATACCAAAATAGTAGTCGAAGAATTCCAAGTAATTCTCCGGCTTCAACAGATGTTTTATACGTTCTTCTTGTTGTGCTGCGGTTTCTTTAAACAGACTGTCATAAGTAGCAACTTTTAAGAACTTGCAACGCTTGTTAAATTCTTCTTTTGCCTCTTTTAGTTCCTTGCTTGTCATTTGATTGAATCGATATATAGTTTGTTGACTACTTCCTGCGCTACATTTGCGGTGTATTTCATCATGTCAAGAATATGTAACCTTTCCCTTTGTGATTTTGCTTCCGATGCTTTAGAAATAAAGGCATCCAGTAAGGTGTCAAAGTTTTCAATCGCATAGGCAGCATTTTTACGCTTATCATTTAATTCTTGAAAAGCTGCCACTATTTTGCGAATAGCGTCTGCGGATACTTTTGGCTTTTCTCCATTTTTCAGCGAATGGAGCGTGTTTAGAATCTCCGCTCTCATTTCACTAATAGAAATAGTGTGCATTTTTTTTGCTTCCTCCCAATTATCTAGCTTCGACCAGTTTTTGACAGTATCAATATGTGTATCTAAAATTTCTGCAATATCAGCATAAGAAAGACCGTTGATAAACATTCTTTTTCCGTCTTTTCTACGCTTTTCTGATACGGCTTTAGGGAGTCTGCCTTTGCGGGGAGGTGCTTTTTTTTTACTCATCGTTTACAGTATTATTTAATAACTCGCGTCGATATTGATTTCTCCGTTTGCTACTTCTATCTTATTTATTTTTATCCCCTCATACTCAAATTGCCGTTTTATCTCCTTTATAGCGTCTTTTAAATTGTCCTCTAATAAGTAATCCGATATTCCCACGCCAATTGCCGGAAACTCCTTAAACTCTCCCTTATGAGCGATTAAAATATGTTCTTGGTGTTTGTCTGTACTATCTCCTGTAACAAAATCTCCGTTTTTGATCAGCAAGTCGTCGTTCTGATCTAATAAAAAATCTTTCATCTCTTTTGGTATTTAATTCTTTACAAAGGTGTAATAATGCAGGGGGAGCGAAAAAAATATAAACAAGCTTTGCCCCTTTAAACACAAGGGTTGCGAAGGATTTAGCAATGGTTGATGTCTTTTTTTTTTAACGAAAAATGATACTGCAATTTTGCCATGAAAATAATTAGAGTATGAAGACATTTGTTGTAACTGATGAGAACGTAATAAACCATTATGGTTTCCGTGTGTTGACCTCTGGAATAGATACCTCTCAATTTAACAGAAACCCTCTTATGTATTATATGCATAATCGTCGGGAATGGAATCCTGATGGTACAGAAGTGATCGGTGGCTGGAAAAAATTAAAAACTAATGACGCAGGGCAAATGACTGCAGTTCCTTGGTTTGATGATAAAGAAAGTTTTGCTGCACTTATTGGGGGGAAGGTTGAAAGAAATGTATTGCGAATGGCTAGTATCGGAATAGAAATTATAGAGACTAGTGAAGACCCTAAATATTTATTACAAGGACAAGCAAGAGCGACCGTTACAAAATGTCGTTTGGTTGAAATCTCCATTGTAGATCAAGGAGCAAATGACAATGCACTTAGCTTTTATGACGCAGACAACAACAAAGTGGAACTTAAAACAGCTCTAGCCAGTGTTCCTTCAATTCAAAAACAAAAAACAGAAACTAAAGACAATATGAGTACTTCAACCATTGCCCTAGCATTAGGGCTGAAAAGCGATGCTACCGAAATTGAGCAATTGCAAAAGATCAATGATTTAAAAAAAAGTAATACTGATTTGTCATCAGAGCTTACCACTCTCAAAAAAGAGCAACAAACACAACAGGATAAAGAGTCAAAAGAGTTGATCGAAAAGGCATCAGTACAATTAGGTTTGACAGGCGATGCAAAGGAAAGCTTTGAAGAAAGTTACACCACACTTTTTAAAGCAGATCATCAAAGTGCTAAATCTGCACTTTCCAATTTATTCAACATTGCGTCTGCTAAAAAAACTTCAAATACTGAGCTTTCCGCTTTTATGAAAGATGTTGGAGGAAGTGGAGATTCCTCAGATAAGGAATCAACCTTTGATTATCTACAGAAGCATAATCAACAGGAGCTCGCAAGAATAAAAGAAAACGACCCGCAGCTTTACACTCAATTGGCTGCTGATTATAAAAAGGGAGTTCGATATCATAAATAATTTCAAAAAAAAGTAAAACAATGGCACTACAGACAGAAGTATGGGAGGCAGACTTAAAGGAAAATCCCATTCCTGATACAAGTTTTGTTTATCAAAGCGAGGAGAAATCCGAATATGTAAACAACAACACTCTGCATCTACAAGAAGCAGGGATTGAACCTACTGTTTATGAGAATTTTTTCGCTGCTGATCCAGACGCGGAATTACCCATCATGGCGGTTGATGATATTCCACACGAAGTATTGTTGTCGACTTATAGTACGGCTGTAACAAGGCATCGTAAGTTAGAAGAGGTGGAGCTTTCGTATGGTCGCAGACAGTCAGTGATTAACAGGCATAGAAATGCTTTGGCTAAACAGTTAGGGAGAAAAGCAGCGTATATGTGGACTCCGGGTGAGGGCAACGAGTTTAACTCAAAAATGGATTTAGCTGCCAATGATTCTATTATTGACGCTATTACTGATTTGCGTGCATTCTATATGGATCACGATATAAATGAAGATTTGAATTTATGCTTAAATGCTGGTCATTGGGCTCGTATTAAAAAAGAAGACAAAAAGCTTTACAAAGAACTGATCGCTGAAAAAAACAAAATCTATTGTGATTTTAAGATTTTCACGTACTCCCAAACTCCTGTCTTTACTGAAACAGGAATTAAAAAACCTTACGGAGCAGTACCATTAGCCGGAGATAGAAGAAGTTCTTTTTCCTGGGTTTCAAGCGAAACGTTTCGATGTTTTGGAGATACAGAAGCTTTTCTAGAAGAGAAAAAAGCAAAAACGCAAGCTGATTTGTTGTCTTATGCACAACGAGGATTGGTAGGAAACATTCGAGCCAACAATCCTAAATATCTGGGAGCAATAATCTAAATAAGTATGGAAAATAAAGATAAACAACCAAGTAATAAATCATCCGAGAAATCCCCTGCTCAGGATTTTTTTAAAAGACGTCCTAGTGTAGAAAAGTTATTCGAGACTTCCGATAGTTTCTTATTTGCCGATCCTTTTCTAGCAAACAAACATGCAGCAACGCTGAAAATCAAAACCGTGAAAACGATCACCCCAGAGAAGAAAGCGGATAAAGATAGTACCCCAGAAAGCTAATCATTTTTATTTACGAGCCTGTCCTGCCATTTCGCAGGAGGCTTGTACCCTACGGGGTAAAATCCTTGTCTTATGAGAGAAATAACAACAATAGTAGTTCATTGTTTAGCAACAATCGAAGGTGAGTATTACGATATCAATGATGTCGATAAAATGCACAAAAAACGAGGTTTTCGATGTGTAGGATATCACAAGCTAATTCTTTTAGATGGAAGTGTGCAAAACGGGCGCCCTCTTCACCAAATCGGAGCTCATGTAAAAGGAAAAAACGAGGATACTATTGGTGTTGCTTATGTGGGAGGGTTAGATCAAAATGGATCGCCAAAAGATACGCGAACAAGCGCGCAAAAGAAATCATTAAAAACGGAACTCAAAAAATTAAAAAACCAATTCCGAAATGCAAAAATAAAAGGACATCGTGATCTTTCCCCAGATCGTAATGGCAATGGAAAAATAGAGCGGTTTGAGTGGTTGAAAGCATGTCCCTGCTTTGACGCAATCAAGGAATACAAAAATCTATAATTATGTTTTTAAAACTTTTAAAAATACCCATTGTACGCCATTTAATTGCCGGATTAGCAATCTTAATAATCGGTTATTTCATAGGCAACAGCCCCACCCAAGAAATTAAAGGGAAATACGATGAATTGTCAAAATCTCACCAACAGTTAAAAGTGACTTTAGACACTTTACAAAACAAGGTGATAAAAATGGCATCGCAAGATCGAATAAAAGTGGAGAACAACTTAAGAGGTCTGCACTTAAAAAAAGGAGGTACGCTTCAATTTCTGCCAGATACAAATATCAGTCAGGAAAAAAAAGAAACTCCCAGAGAAATCCGTAAGAAAAAAAGAGCAAATCGAAAATCTAAAAAAAAAAGACTCATGAGTAATTTACCCGATGTAAAAATAAATATCAATACCGAAGGAATTTCTCAATCTCTTCAAACACAAGATGGAATTGCAGGAATGATCTTAACAGGAGCTGCCGTTAGTGGAAAAATACAGCTAAATACGCCAGAGGTGGTTTATAGTGTATCTGATGCAGAAAGTAAAGGAATAACAGCTACAGGACGGAATGATTATGCTTATAAGCAAATTCAGCAGTTCTATGATGAAGCAAAGTCAGGCGCGGAACTCTGGATAATGCTGGTTTCTGCAGACGTTTTAACCTCCGATATGCTCGACAAAAACAAGGAATATTCCAAGACCTTGTTTAACAGTTCAAAAGGCACAATTCGTTTACTGGGTGTTTCCAGAAAAGCGACACTCCCTGCAGAAACGGAAAATGGTATTGATAAAGATGTAGAGCTGTCGGTTTTAAAAGCTCAATCGCTTATCGAAGAATATGCTCCTCGTTTCAAAGAAGCGTCTGTAATTATTGACGGAGCAAATTACACGGGAGAACCAACCGAGTTAAAAGACTACACTCAGAATAATGATGAGTTTGTGAGTGTTTTGCTTGCAAACTCCGACGGATCGACTAACGCTTGTGTTGGATTGTTGTTAGGACGCCTGGCAAAAGACCCTGTACAAAGAAACCCTGGGCGCGTCAGATCGGGTGCTCTTCCGATTTTGCAGGGGTATTTAACCAATAAAGAAAAGGTAGATAATCAGGAAAATCATTGGAATACTCTTCACAAAAAAGGGTATATAATCATGAGGTCATTTGCCGGAAGATCAGGTTACTTCTTTTCCCACGCCCCAACTGCAGTGACTGCTCAAAACAATCTTAACACAATTCCAAGAGTTCGAACAATTTATAAAGCACGAAGATTGAGTTATAATGTGTTTATAGACGAAATATTGGAAGAAATCCCTATAGATGCCTCTGGTAAAATTGCTCCGGCTTTAATTAAGGGATGGGAAGCAAAAATAGATACTACTTTAAACAGAGAAATGACTGCTAAAGGAGAAATATCGTCTATTAGAGTAAATATCCCTCCTGATCAAGATATTTTAAGCAACGATCAATTGCAATTGTCTCTAGATATTCAGCCAGTAGGTAATGCAGGAAATATAGTTATTAATCTTGGTTTTGCGACCGTGTAAAAATAGATAAAGATGCCTAAAACATTTGACAGCTCCGCTCCGGAATACAGATGGTCTGACACGCAAGTGTCAATGGATGGTCGGATTTTAACAAGGATCAGAGGGGTGAAATTTGCGATAAAAAAAGAGAAAGAGTATTTCCATGCTCGAGGGGAAGACCCGCACTCTATTCAAAGCGGGAATAAAACACCAGAAGGTGAGTTGATCTTAGCTCAGTCAGAGGTTGAAAGGCTTCAAGACCTTTTGGAACCAGATGAAGATTTGACCGATATGCCTCCTTTTGATGTTACAGTTTCTTTTGTAAAAAAAGGTACTACAAAAATACGCACATACATATTAAAGGGATGTGAATTCACAGACGACACTAGAGAAATGAAGCAAGGCGACAAGTTCTCAGAAATCACCTTGCCAATTATGTTCTTGAAGCGTTTAGCTGCATAAGACACCGAATCATCCAATTTAACCTAATAGCTAAAAAAGAATTTAAAACCATAAAAAAACACAGATATAAAATGAAAACAGTAGTTGATCAACAGCAAATAGACAAGTGGAAATCGGAGCACCCCGAAGGAGTATTTAGATTAAAATCAGACAAATATGGGGATATTTACATACACACCCCGGATAGACCAACTTTAGGCTTTGCGATGTCTGCCAGCAGGGAGGATCCCTTAGCCATGTCAGAAACTATCCTGGAAAACTGTTGGTTAGAAGGAGACGAAAAGATCAAAACCGACAAAGGCGCGCTGATGGGAATTCTTCCAAAGATCGATGAAATTCTGGAAGTAAAAGCTATTGAGGTGGAAAAGCTTTAGCCCGCTGGAGAAATACTCCCGTAGAAAAAAATAGTATAGTATATATCGATACCCTTATGCAATATCATTTGGGTATCGATCCTACTTCACTAACAGACGATCAGTGGGCAGAAAAATTTGCCATCCTAGAGCATATAAGAGAAGACGAAAGGAAGCGCAGCACTACTGTCTAACTTTTAAAACAACAACACACCACAAATTCATTTTTGCTTGTACTAATTTATCATGTCAAATTACAGTTATTCAGTTTACCTTAAAGACTTCATGAGTTCTAAGCTCATGAAAGTAGGAACAGTCGCCACTGGTGTGTATTCAAAAATCACCAATACACAAGATAAATTCCAATCAAAAACATTTCAATCTGCAAAATCAATTAACGGGCTAAATGCAAAGTTAGATTCATTAGGCAGACAAAGAGGGGCAGCCACTACAGTAAGAGAGGTACGTAAGATAAACAGAGAGGTGAACAGAACATCTCGCCAGTTAAAAAAGCTTGAAAATATGCCTCCTCAGAGCATGATCAACCGTCTTAATGGTGTTGGTGGCGCAATGAAAGGATGGGCAGGTGCAGCCGTCGGCGCTTTCGGAGCCATGAGTCTTTTTAATGGCGTAAAAGGCGTGGTGCAACTCGGACTAGATGCAGAGCAAACAAGAGTGAAATTTGCCACATTACTAGGTGGGGTATCGCAGGCAAACAGTATGATTCAATCTCTTAACAAATTTGCCAATGTAACGCCTTTTGAAAACGCAGAGCTGCAGAAAAACGCAGAGTTGCTCTTGAATTTCGGTATGGCTGAAAAGAAAGTACTTCCCTCCCTTAAGATGTTAGGAGATATTTCCGGGGGAAACAAAGAGAAGCTTAACTCTTTAACACTTGCATACGCACAGGCTCGAAGTGCAGGAAAATTAATGGGACAAGACTTACTCCAAATGATAAATGCTGGTTTCAACCCTTTGGAAGTTATCTCCCGCAAGACAGGGAAAAGCATCGGATATTTAAAAGATCAAATGAGTAAAGGGAAAATATCGGCTACAGTCTTAGAAGATGCATTTAAAACAGCTACCTCCAAAGGGGGGAGATTTTCGGGAATGATGGAAAAAGTAAGCCAGACGGGGCTTGGCAAAATATCAACCTTCACGGGGAATCTTAAAACCAATCTAGCAGGTTTTGCAGAAAAGTATCTTGTTCCTACTATTGTCAAGGGGATAGATTTTGGAATTGCGCTTGTGAATTCTTTTGATAAGATAAAAAACAGTTCGATTTCTTTCTTTTCTAAATTGTCTCCTTTATGGAATTCAATCACCTCGTTATTATCCGCGATTCTGGGACTTTCTGCTGAATCCAATGCAGCTGCCACATCAGTGTCATTTTTTACCACCATAATCGATGGTGCTTCGGTGGTGCTTGAAGTTGCTTCTTTGGGTATATCTACAATGCTTAATTGGTTAAAACCGCTTGCTCCGCTAATCCGATATGTAACGATTGCTTATGGATTGTGGAAAATAGCAATGATCGCGGTAAATGTGGTTATGTATGCTAATCCGGTGGGCTTGGTTATTGGTGCGATCGTTGCTTTAGTAGGTACAATTGTATACGCATACAATAAAGTCGGCTGGTTCCGTGGTGGTGTAATGGCAGCATGGGAGACAATCAAAGGATTTGCGAATATAATAAAGGAATATGCTGTTAATAGAGTTCAAGAGCTCATCAAAGGGCTGTCAGGATTGGCAGAAGCTTTTCACCTTCTGTTTGTAAAAAGAGATTGGAAAGCAGCGTGGGAAGTCGGAAAAAAAGCAGGAAATGATTTACTAGGATTAAACTCATCTTCTACCGCTATTAAAAAGGCGATTGATTTAGGTAAAACCGCCGGAACCGCTTATTCCAAAGGAGTAGAACAAGCCAATAAGTCAAAGTTTTTCAAAACAGGCGGATTAGCTTCAAAATTAGGCTTTGGAAATTCAGGAATAGAACAAACACAAAATGCATTAGCAGCAGCCGGAGCCGAAAAAGGAATATCCGCTATTAATGGAGGTGGCTCCCGACAAACAAATATTAACGTCTCTTTTGAAAAGCAAATCGAAAATTTCATACTAAAAACAACAACTGTTAGCGAAGGATTTGAAGAGATGGAAGATAAATTAAAGGAAATGTTGCTCCGTGTAATGAATTCAATAAATCAAATGCAAACAAGTAATGGCTAATTTTTCAATCGACGCCTTAAAGCGTAAAACATTAGGGGATTATTCTGCCTATAAGAAGACAGAAGAATCTAACATAGGAGTGGGAACTTCCCTTAGGAAAAATCATTTGGGTACGCCATATTTTATGGATTTGATAATTGATGGAAAAACATTTCCGAATGAACCATTAATTACAATTAATGGGCAAAAACGAATTGTCGAAACAGTGGTAACCGGAAGCAACCGAAGGGGAACAGTTAAAGAGCTTATTTCTGCAGATGATTACAGAATAAGAATAGAGGGAATATGTTTTGATCAAAAGCGGCAATATCCTCAAAAACAAGTAGAGGAAATAATTTCTATTTGTGAAGAAAATCGAGCTTTGCCAGTAAAAAATGATCTTTTGGAGCTTTTCAATGTGCATTCCCTTGTGATTAAATCATACTCATTTGATAAAATGCAAGGGCAGCCACATATGCAGAAATATATTATTAATGCGATTTCGGATGAAGATTTTTACGCCATTATAAAAGAGAAAGATAATGTACGTATTAGCAAGTAAGATATTTATAGGTGATTACATCTTTACCAGAATAAATGAAGTCAGCATCGTAAAATCTGTTGACTTACTTTCTGATACTGCAGTAATAAAAATGCCGGCATCTGCAATGTTTGGCAATGAAAATACAGGCTTTAAAAAGTCTCGTCTTGAAAATCAGATAAAGGCGGGTGATCCTGTAAAAATACAACTGTCTTATAAGGGAGAATATGAAAATACAGAATTTATAGGGTATGTGGCTTTTGTAAAGCCAAATACTCCTACTGTAAGTATAGAGTGTGAAGATGCTATGTATTTTTTGCGTAAAAAGCGCATTCATAAGAATTTTGGCTCCACAACATTAAAAACAATTATCTCTCACATAGTTTCAGGTACAGACATACAATTAGCTGGAAATATTCCAACTGTAAATTTTGACAAATTCATCCTGAAAAATGTAAACGGCTGTAAGGCGTTACAGAAGATAACAGAAGAATATGGCTTGGCAATCTATTTAAACGATCAACAACAGCTATATGCAGGATTACGGCAAGAAATTGCCAGCCCAAAAACGGTCTATTTCGATTTGTTTAAAAATGTAGTGTCTCACGATCTAAGGTATAGACGTGAAGAAGATGTTCGCTTAATGGTTAAAGTCATTGGAGTAAACAAAGACAACACAAAAATAGAGGTGGTTGTTGGCGATACAGACGGTGAGCAAAGAACATTGCATAAATATAATGTTTCTGATAAAGGGATACTAAAGCGTATCGGGCAAAGTGAATTAAAAAACCTTAAATACACAGGTTATGAAGGTTCTCTCACCTCTTTTTTAATACCCTATGTAACTAGAGGTATGAGTGTAAGTGTTTGGGATTCCAATTTTCCAGAGCGAAACGGAATCTATTTTGTATCGAAAGTGACAACCACATTTGGAGTAAACGGAGCACGACGGAAGATTGAACTTGGAAGAAAATTAAGCTATGAGTAAAGATAAAGAGTTGCAACAAGCATTTAAAGGTATTTTTCCATCTCAGGAGCAAATATTCTCTGCTACTGTAATGAGTGTTAATAAAGAAGAAAAAACAATTACAGCATTAGATACTGATCAGATGGAATATTCAGATGTCCGATTAAGTGCAGCTATCGATAATAAAACAAACAAAGTCATAAGCTTTCCTAGTGTTGGCAGCACTGTATTGTTAGGGAAAATATCAGGAGATGATAATACTTTGTTTGTCTGCGCTGCCAATGAAATAGAAAGTATAGAAGGGAATATTTCGGGTGTAAATTTCTTAATCGATCAATCCGGGTATAAAATCAATGCGAATCAAGAAAGTTTAAAAAGAGTCATGAATGACTTAATAGACGAAATAAATAAAATAATAGTAATACAAGGCACAAGTATAAATGTGCCAGCAATGAATGCAATTAAACAGCGGTTAAATAATCTTTTAACATAAATATGACAGAAGCACAATTAGCAAATTTATTAGAACTCGCCTACGATGCAGAAGCGGATACAGGTGTTTCACCCGAAGAAGCAAGAAGACGCTTTGCTAAAAAACAAGCAGCTGCCATTGCTCAATTTGTTGTTGGGCGCACCACTACAGTTACTGGTGTTTCAAGTGATGGTGCTACAGTTACAGGAACGGGAATTATAACATAAAAACTAAAACCAACTTAAATGAAAACTATAAATTTTTTAATCCAAGCCTTTGGCTTTTTAAATACCGATGATTTCTATAAATCTACATTTGGCGCAATTAGTTTAAAGGCTATAAAATGGTCTTGCTTTTTGGCGGTTTTTGAACTGTTTTTAAAGGAATATTTAGGATTAGACCTTATCGTATTTTTTGCCTTCGTATTACTAATTATTGCAGAGTATATAACAGGTATTAAAGCAGCCAGAAAACAGGGAAAACGATTTGAAAGTCGCAAAGCCGGGCGAATGATTTTTAAAATCTGTATTTACCTGTTTGTTATCTTTTTGCTCTTTTCTTTTTCAAAAGCAATCTCTGTTCCTGAGATCGCAGGATTAGAAATTAATCCTTTTTCTTGGTTGTATTATACAGTCTTTTTTGCAATCGTATTTCAGCTGTTTGTTTCTTACTTAGAAAATCTCGGCACATTAGGTTACAAGGAATCAAAAACAATCGTCGGAATAATTCTAAGAAAATATAACGAAAAATTTGAGTTCGATGGAAAAAAAAGAGATACAGGTATTGAATAATCAATCTTTAGCAGATGTTGCAATTCAACATCTGGGAAGCTTGGAAGCAGTCTTCGATCTAGCTAGAGAGAACGATATAAGTATTACAGATTTATTAACAAACAATCAGAAAATATTTGTCCCTGAACCTTTAGTCCCAGAAATTGTTGCCTTTTATAGACAGAATAATATATCTCCATCAACAGCAGTAACAACAATTCCAATCGATACCTCCTCAGGGATTAATCATTGGCAGCTTGGTATTGATTTTATAGTATCAGGGAATGACTTAGAAAATGGTGTAAATAATTGGCAGCTTGGTATTGATTTTATTGTACAGCCTGATACGGGTATAAATCATTACCAGATAGGAAAAGATTTTATTGTTTCCCCAGAATAACAAAATATAAACATTAAAAACAATTGAAAAAATGATAAAAACCCTTGACATTTTAAAAAGTTATTTCGTAGAATATTCCAAACCATCACAATCCCAATTCGCTGATTTAATCGATTCCTTTCATCATAAAGACAGTGGGCAAATTATCCTGGGGCATACTCAAAAAGAAAATGGTGACATTGAAGTATCTTTGAGTGATGGTGAGAAAATAAACATCCCTAAATCTGTATTGCCGGATCAAAAGCCTCTAACATTTATAGAGGGATTGGTCGATGCTTTAGAGGCAAAAGTTTCCAAGCAACCCGGAAAACAGTTAAGTGATGAAAATTTTACCACTGAATTAAAAGGAAAACTGGAAAATCTGCAAAATTACACTCATCCTGAAAAACACTCTATTAGTGAAATAAAAAACCTTTCAGCTCGCTTGAATTCTTTAGTAAAAAAAGAAGAAGGCAAGCAGTTAAGTGATGAAAATTTTTCCGGTGAATTAAAAGAAAAACTGGAAATCTTGCAAAATTACACCCCGCCTTCTTCTGTTCCTATTTCTTATGTAGAAGGTCTTTTGGATTTATTGAAAGATTTGGAGACTACATTGTCTCAAAAAGTAGATATTGAAGACGGGAAAACATTAAGTTCGAATGATTTCTCAGATACGTTCAAGGAAAAATTAGAGAATCTAAAAACATCTAACCCTAACCTGATACCAATGGCAGGGGGAATGCGAATTCTTCCGACAGATGCCTTTGTGAATTTTGGGCATGGGTCAAAAAATGGTGCACTTAAAATTATTTTCCCGAACGACTGGACTAACTCCATGTTTTCTATGGAATTTCACGTATTTGATTATAGGGATAATTTATCTTCGAAAATTTTCGTATCCGCTTATCAAAGAAAGGATGCGACTTATCAAAGATGGGAGTCTGTCACCTACTCTCTTTCTACCTCAAAGGAAAATACAGATTTTCGTCCTACTCTTCGTTTTGGGCACAACGGTACAAAGCCTGTTATCTATATTGGAGAATTGAACCAGCGTTCTTTCTATCCGAAAATAGTCGTGAAAGATATTTTCAGATATGATAATAATAATCAATACGCCTCAGCAGCTGATTGGCTTTCCGGCTGGACGTTTGGTCTGGAAACAGAAAATTTTCAAAATATAGATAAAACAATCACGGCTTAATTATGGCTAGAAAAATTAAGGAAATACAACAACAAATGCTCTCTGAATTATCAAGAACCAAGGAGTTAAATGCCTTAGAGACGTTAATCGATAGTGAGTTGAATTCGTTAGTGGAACTAACATCTACTTCAAAAGTAGCTATATGGCGATTGTTTTTGTATGTCGTAGCTGTTTCTATTTGGACAATCGAAAAATCTTTCGATTTACTAAAAGAGCAAGTTCTCGATTTAATTTATCGCTTAAGACCACATACGCCTTCATGGTATAGAGATAAGACACTCCTCTTTCAATATGGGCATGCTTTAAAACCAGAGCGCGATTACTACGACAACAAAAACCTCACAACTGCGCAGATCATTAAAAGTAAGGTAGTAAAATATGCTGCTGTTGTTGAAATATCTTCCCGATTATATATTAAAGTAGCCGGAGAAAAAGACGGAGAAAGAATCATGCTTCCAACAGAACAAGTGCAAGCGCTGCAGCATTATTTGAGTCTGATAAGAGATGCGGGGGTAAAAATAAAAATAATCAATCGTCCTGCGGATTTACTGGCGCTTCATATAGATGCGTATTACGATCCTTCGTTACTCGATACTCAGGGAGCAAGAATTGACGGCAGCGACAATGAACCGCTCCAAAATGGAATCAAAGAATATTTAAAAAAGTTTGAATTCAACGGGGAGATGGTATTGACTAAGCTAGTTAATCACTTAGAAAAGATTAAAGGAATCAAAATGCCTGTAATTAAATATGCCGCCTATAAGTATGGGAATAATCCAACATGGACGAAAATAGACGAGATATATCAGACTGACGCAGGACATATGAAAATTGAAGAATTAAAAATTAATTGGATTAAAAGAGATGTATAACGCAAATATTGATTACGATAGATTACTTCAAATGCTTATTCCTACTTTTTTACGAAAAAGAAAGATAAAAGCTTTCCTTTCTGTGTTAATATTTCCGATTAAGATTTTGAAGCGGGAGTTTTTGCAATTTAAACAGGCAACGATTTACAAAATCACCCACAATGGTCAAGTTGTGTACCTGCAGAAAGTGCTCAATGATCATTTCGACCGTCAACAAAGGCGTATTTATATAACTGATGGAGTGTTTTATGACCCAACTTATGTCTACACTCATCAGGAAGATAAGCCTGTTTATATTGGAACACAATATTTATACACCTCAGAAGAATTAGCGCTAATAGACGTTGATTTTTTGATAGTGGTTCCTAAAGATTTCAATTTAACTGATGACATGTTAACTCGTTTTCATGCTTTAGTTAAATATTACAAATTAGTAAGTAAAACATATCGAATTATAAAAAAGCAATAGTGGATAGTTTAGAATTTTATCAAGGAGGTTTTCCGTTAGAAACCAACACATTGGAGTTTATTCAGTCACAAACAACAATGGTTGCTGCTCTTTCTGCATTAGGAGGGGGAGATACATACATACTCTCAGGAGTAACAAAACAAAATGATACAGTGACAGATGGTGTAATTGTTTATAAAGGGGAAATATTACCTTTTAAAGGAGGAACAATTCAGCCAGATGTTACCATTGTTGAAGAAGTCCAAAAAGTAAAATATGCATCAGATCAGGATGGAGATGGCGAACGTGATGAAAAAATAGCTTATCGAAAAAGATATGTTAGATTTGGTTCAGATGGTGCGAAAATATTTCGTTTTAGCGCCTTAAAGCCATTTATTGAAGGGATAACATCACAAATCTTCAAAACCTTTTTTAAAGACATCAGATTGCCGTATGTTGGAGCGATTGAAGACATTCCTAAGGGCTGGGAACTTTGCGAATTGTTTTCAGGTCACTTTCCTGCTATTTTTGATCCCTCCAATCCTGACTATAACGAAATATTAAAAACAGGAGGAGAAAATACAGTTACACTGACAGAAGATCAGCTCCCAAAGCATTCTCATTCTGGAAGAACAAACGCTTCAGGAAACCATTCCCATTCTGGAAGAACAAGCGCTGCAGGTGCTCATTCCCATACTGGAAGAACAAACGCTGCAGGTGCTCACTCCCATACAGGAAGAACAAACACCGCAGGGCGTCACAGGCACGATGTCCCTGCAGAAAAACATCAGAATGGTGAAGGTGTACACTTTAAAATAGAAAATTACGACCGAAGATCTCAAAAAGGGCGCTCCGCAGGAGATCATTCACATTCTCTATTAATCAACTCAAACGGAGAACATTCGCATACTGTTGATATTGCTTCTTCTGGCGCTCACACACATCCCTTTACAACAAACACTGTAGGAAGTCATTCGCATTCCTTCACAACTAATGAAAAAGGAGAAGGTCTACCGCATGAAAATCGTCCAAAATACAAAGTATTTGCACTAATTAAACCTGTGTATTGATAAATTAAAACAAAGAAAAAACACCGTTTAAACGGACATTAAACGGTGTTTTTAGTTATGGAAACATCAGCGAGTTGCTTTCCAATCGAGCAAAAAAACCACTTTCAAACATTTTCTGCATCATCTCAAATTGATTATCTGCGGTAATTTTTTGTTCTATTTTTTTTTGTTGTAAAAGTGTCTTAGCATCAAAGCTTCCTTTTTCCAGAATTCCAATCCAATTATATTTACTCCTTTCTATTCGAATAGAATATATATCAATAATCATTGTGTACAATTGTTGTTTCTTATTGCAAAGAAAAGAAAATACTTGTGCTGTTGGTTTGCGGGAAACCAC